AAAAGGGCAGCTTATGACAAGCAATATTACAAAGATAATAAAGAAAAAATGGCAGAATATTACAAAGATAATAAAGAAAAAAGGGCAGAATATAACAAGGATAATAAAGAAAACAAAGCAGCTTATGACAAGCAATATAGAGAAAAACGTAGAATGAAACAAAGGTATAAAGAGACCTGCTAGGCTAGTTACCTAGATAGTCCTGGAGTTGCACTACTTATATATATTGAATATAGAATAAATGGAGTCTATATTAAATGAAAGAACTTAAAAAACTAACAAAGAAGGTTAACAAAATGGAGTTAGGTAATCCAGTTATTACTACTTTAATAGGACTGGTAGTATTTTATATCGGACTGAAAATGTTTTCTGGCGGTATGAAATCTATGGGCAATGTAGACCATCTATCTTTCTTTACACATAGTCCAATATATATGTTTATAGGTGGAATTGTTATGACACTATTATGGCAATCATCTTCACTATCAACAACAGCGATAATCGCATTAGTTGCTTCTGGTGCAGTTCCATTACCAGCCGCGATAGCTGCTGTTCTTGGAGCCAATATTGGCACAACTGGAACTATTTGGATAGCTGGGTTTTTAGTGTCCGATGGTATGCCCAAAGGAGATACTTTAAGAATAGCTCTTGCACATACAGGAGTTAATTTTCTTATGGCGATTGCACTTTTACCATTCTGCTATCCAATTGCAGCATGGTTATCTAAATTTTAAATTATAGGGGGCTTAACTGCCCCCTACACTCATAAATTAACGCCGCTCCCAAATATTCCATAGAATCCAGATTGCGACTAGTCCCATAATGCCTTGTGCGCCAAGTGTAGCAAGCATTGCAGATACGTTAGCAACAACAGATGTTGCTGGAATAAATGGAATCATACCGATTCCTAAAACTTCCAATACGATCATTAGTGCAGCGATACTAACGCCGACTTCAGCTAAAGATGCAGCCCAAGATTTTACTGTGTTTAGTATTTCCATATTTTTTGACTCCTTATGATTGGTCATAAAAGTATTTATATGAGCGAATTGTCGCTTATGTAGTATCTATACTTAATATAACACTATATACTATGTAATGAAAGGATAACAATTATGACTTTTTGGAAATGGTGGACAAGTATAGTAGTATTAGCACTTTCACTTGCCTTTATACAATATAATATTGATATTTTTGGATTTGTTTATGAAAACGATCCTACAAGAATAACTATGTTAATTGGAGCAATTTTCATTCTTTCTACCATAAAAGTTGGCCTTGAAAGTTGGAAAAGACAATTCTTATATGACACTGAAAATGATATGAGTATGATATGGTTTGTGTCTGATGCTGTTATGTCTATAGGCATGATAGGCACCTTAGTTGGATTCATTATGGTACTTACCACAACATTTACGGATATTGATACAACCTCGGCTCAAGCTATGAAAGAAGTAATTAGTAAATTGGCACAAGGCATGGGGATTGCATTGTTGACCACACTTACTGGATTAGTGACTTCAGTTATTTTAAAATTGCAGTTAGTAATGCTGGACACCGCCGATGAAAAAATATAGTTCAAATTTAGCTTTCACTGATCTACTTTTTAATCTCCTGATAGGTTTCACAAGCTTACTCTTAATTGCTTTTCTACTGATTAATCCTATTGCAGAGGAAGGAGTCATTGACCCTCGTTCCGAGTTTATTATCACAATGACTTGGGAAGATACCTCAGGTCTTGATATAGATTTGTGGGTAAAAGGACCTCAAGATACACTTGTAGGATTTTCTCAGAAGGATGGTGCATACATAATACTTGAAAGAGATGACCTTGGTGACGCAAATGATTTAATTTTAATCAATAATACAGCGCAGGTGATTGAAAGGAATTTAGAAACTATATCAATTAATGCTATAGTTCCTGGAGAGTATTTTGTTTCTGTTCATAACTACAGCACAATGATAGAAAGTACGGAAGAAGAATACCCAACAAGAGTCAAGGTTGATGTTATGGACGTAAATCCTTTTAAACTTGTAGCATCAAGCGAAGTGTTGGTTAAATTAAAAGAGGAAGTTCCTGTATTTTCTTTTGTAGTCGATGAAAACGGCTACGTTACCGATGTTAATGATACGATTAAACTTAAAATTAGACCTAGGACTAATACAAATGCACAGAATCCTCCAACGCAAAGATCAGGAAGTGCAAGAAATAGAGGTTCAGAATGACCGAAACTGTAATACTTTTAGCTATATTATTATGCGTATTCTTTGCAATCTTAGCATATTACTCCAAAGCGCCTTTTTTCATAAAACTACTCACACTTCCAGCACTTTCTATGTTTCTAATTTTTACAATATATTTGATGATAATTAAGGCAGGAGCACCGATTAACAAGATACCTGAAGGTGAATGGATATATGTTCACCACACAGTAGAATTGGACAATGAAGAAAATAAAGTGTTATATCTATGGTCTGACCAAGAAATAGGAAACAGATTATATGTTATGCCTTATAATAGAGAGACCGCAAAAAAGCTTGAAATGGCTAAAATGAAAATGAAATATGGCTTTTCTCAAGTAGGCGAATTTAAGATGGATGGAGATGGTAATAAACCGCAGCTATTTCTTTCTGATCCCAGTTCATTGAAGTTAAAGGATATACCCAAAGGTAGTTGACAAACTACAATTTTTATGTTATGATATGATTCTAAAGGAGATATATTATGGTTGAAGAAGATACACTACGGATGATTGATGGCGAAATTCAAGCCGTTGCAGAAAATAAATATGAAGAAATTCTTGGAGATATGTACGATACTATTACTGGAGAACCGGTAGAAGATGTTCAAAACAAAAATCTAGATATTTTGCCCGAAAGCCGAGTAGAAACTTCTATGAAAACTACTGGAGCATATCGTTATCACGGCAACAATACTCAGTTTAAACAAGTGTCTTTGAACACGACTCGTATGCATTGGAGACGTAGGCATAAGCTAGGAACACGACTATGATGGATATGGTCGTAGGATACAATATGGCTCTGGCAGTTACCAGGGCTATAAGTAAAGTAGAATTTAAAAAAATGGATACTCATGAGCGTTTAGACATAATGCGTTTCATCGACGATGCCATATCTTTCACATATGGTAGTAGTGCAAGCGTAAAGGTCTGGCGAGAACCTTTTGAAAAGAAACTTAAAGATTTCACTACAATCCATGAAACAATTAAAAAAGAAGCATTGAAAAATGTTTAAGTTTTTTCAAAGCAAAACTTGGGCTGTATGGGCGTATTTAGGTTCTTTTGTAATTTTAACATCACTTTGGCTACAAGTGCAAATTGATGTACAGATAAACAAGTGGTTTGGTGAATTTTATGATATGATTCAAACTGCACTAGGAACTCCCAATGCAATTACAATGACTGAATATTGGACTTCTTTAGCAAGCTTCGGTAAACTTGCTGCTTTATGGATCGTGTTAGGTCTAGGAACTTCATTTTTAACTTCACATTTCTTGTTTCGATGGCGAACTTCTATGGTAGAATTTTATCATAGTGTATATCATAAAGCTAGAACTATTGAAGGAGCGTCACAGAGGGTCCAAGAAGATACTATAAAATTCTCAAGAATTATGGAAAATCTAGGAACAAGTTTGATCGAATCCATAATGATTCTTATTGAGTTTTTTCCACTATTAATGGGTCTGAGTATAGGTATTCCAATCATGTGGTTCGGCGATTGGGAATATGGACTTGTATCTGGCGCATTAATCTGGGCTGTCGGCGGCACAATCTTAATGATAATTCTAGCTTGGCTACTTAGATTGGTAGGAATTGAATATGACCTACAGAAAAGAGAAGCAGCATATCGAAAAATATTAGTAGTTGCAGAAGATGATGGTACGACTAGACCTAAAACATTAGATGAACTATTTGATGGTGTAAGACAGATCCATTTCAAAAGTTATTTGTATTATCTTTACTTTAATATAGGAAGATTGGCATATCTACAAGCAAATGTACTGGCTGCATATGTTTTCTTGGCACCAGCTATTGTTGCAGGAGTCATGACATTAGGTGTTATGCAACAAATAATTAGAGCATTTGGTAGAGTAGAAGGATCTCTCCAATATCTCTTTAAATCATGGCCAACTATTATTGAACTAGCGAGTGTTTATAAACGCCTAAGAGAATTTGAGGCGAATATCGATAATAAACTATAGATAAAAATAATAATTTCAAAAGTATATTCTAGAAACCTTGAGGGCAACTCAAGGTTTTTTTTATATAAATACTACGCATACACTATACATAGGTAAATATTTTATGGACAATTTCAAAAGTTTCATATCTGAACAAAAAAATACTCATATGACTCATATTGAGGATAAAGTACTATATGGTGGTGTAAAAGGCACAAGAGAAGCTATATTTGCTCTTATAGACATGCGTGATATGCTAGGTGGAGTAAAAAAGGGGAATGTAAGTGTTAAATGGGATGGTGCTCCTGCTGTATTCGCTGGTATTGATCCGAGTGATGACAGCTTTTTTGTTGCCAAAAAAGGCATATTCAATAAAAACCCTAAGGTCTATAAGTCTCCAGCTGATATTGATGCTGATACTTCTGGTGATCTTAACGCTAAGTTACAAGACGCACTCAAATACCTGCCGGAATTGGGAATCAAAGGTGTGGTCCAAGGAGACTTCTTATATTCCCGAGACGATTTGTCAAATCAAACGATTGCCGGTAAAGAATACACCACATTTCATCCTAACACATTAATATATGCAATGGAAAAAAACTCTGAAGCTGCAAAAAATATAAGAAATTCTAAAATAGGTATTGTCTGGCATACAACATATACTGGAAATTCATTTGAAAATATGAAAGCCAACTATGGCGTAAATACAAAGAGTTTTAAAAAATCTAAAAATGTCTGGTCTCAAGATGCTATGTTGCGTGATATGACCAATCTTACAATGTCAGCTAAAGATACTGTCGATGTAAACTCCCAGCTATCTGAAATAGGAAAGCTATTTAATCAAATTTCTTCATCCACATTAAAGACTCTAGAAAATAATTCAGCCCTAGCACAATCTATAGAGACTTTTAATAATTCATATGTGCGCCAAGGTCAAATCGTTACAGATACATCAAAGCATGTAGATAATTTAATAAAATGGCATAAAGATAAATTTCAAAAAGAAATTGATAAGAGAAAGACCGATAAGGGTAAATTGGTGCAGGCAAATAAAAGAGATGAATTGCTTAATTTTTTCTCAACTTCAAATAAAGTCAATCTGAAAAAGATGTTTGACCTTCAGAAATTGATAGTATTGGTTAAATTAAAACTTATAAATATACTTAACAGAATTAAAAAATATGATATATTTGTTAAAACTAAAGATGGTTTTAAAGTGTCTGGTGATGAAGGCTACGTAGCAATTGATAAACTTGGCGGTGATGCAGTGAAACTTGTTGATCGTATGGAATTTTCATATAACAACTTTTCACCAGAAATTTTAAAAGGATGGGAAAAATAGGAATGGACAGCTTTAAAGAAAGCCTTTGGAAAAATATTCATAAAAAGAGAAAAGAAGGTAGACCTATGCGGAAGCCTGGTGCTGATGGCGCGCCTTCCGATCAGGACTTTAAAAACGCTAGAGGCGAGTCCACTAAAGTAAATGAAATTTCACCAGAAAAGAAAAAAGAATATAAAAGTAAAGCTGGAAGAGATTTACCGCAGCGCACAAAGTATGCCGATAATTATCAAGCTGCTGCTAAACTTGATCCATCGAATGTTGATTATAAGAAGCGCGGAGATGACCATCGCCGTAAAGAAAAGAATCGCATGAAAGGCATTACATCTGTCACTGATGAATCTATGGAAGAATCTGTTGAAATGGTATGTAAAGATTGTGGTTGTAGTTTTGGAGAGCCAGTTCCAGACTGTAATTGCCCTCATGATTCTAGTGATCCAGAAGGTTCTAATTGGATACATTCCGATGAGACTAACGAAGCATTGAATATGCAACAGAGATTGCAAAGATCGAGGTCAGCAAAAAGAAATAAACAAAAAATGGCTCGTGGCAGAAAAAGAGCAGAAAAGAAAACAGCAACTCCTGATATTATTAATAAAAGAGCAGTAAAAGCTGCTAGAAAATCGCTATATAAAAAATTAACAAAGGGTGCTACTGATTTATCTCCAGGTAGAAAAAAAGAACTTGAGACTCGATTAGACAAGCCTAATATGAAAAATATTATACAAAGACTTGCTAAAAAATTAAGACCTACAGTTAGAGGTCTAGAAAAAAAGCGTAGAGCAAGCAGGAACAAAAGCTAATGAAATTTTCGTCATTTAAGGATTATCTTGTAGAAGAAGAAAAAACGGTGTATTTTACTTTTGGTAGAATGAATCCTCCTACAATAGGTCACGGACTTTTATTGAAGGTTCTTGCAGATAAAGCAAGACAAAATCCGTATAGGGTATATGTATCACAGTCTAGTGATGCAAAAAGAAATCCATTGTCATATGGCGATAAAGTAAAATATATTAGAAAGATGTTTCCTAAACAATCTAGATCAGTTATAAAAAATATAGGTATTAAAAATGTATTTGATGCTGCAACATCTATGCACGATGAAGGCTTTAAAAATGCTATTATGGTTATAGGAAGTGATAGAGTAAAAGAGTTTGATGTACTACTTCAGAAATATAATGGTGTTCCCC